TGAACCTGGTATGAGTAGTCCTTTAATTTCTTGGTGGACTCTCCACTTACCCTGTTCGCGTCTAACGTAAGTAAACAAATCGAGATTCTTGTTTACGTCAACTTCCCCACAGAGTGCCCTTGCTGCTTTGGGCAACATGAGTGGACTCACTGATTCCTTGGTAAGTACTTCAAGAATGTTTCCTGATGCATCCCTCTTACACACATACTTATCCAAGCTGAATACTTTGATTCCACCAGCTTTGGGCATATGAATGAGAGCATTCCCCGCTACAATCAACTGCTTGAGTGCTTCGAAGACTGGGACCCGTAGGGCCAATACTTCGATTTCGCTCATAGCTGTTCTTTCGATTTTAGCGAGTGCTTCTTCCACCTCACCCACGGCTCTTTTATCTTCACCGAGTTCGGCAAGGGTTGCCTCATCGAGGTGCAACCTAAAGAAAGGAGCATTTGGGGGTAAGAGTGCTATTAGAAGTTTGGATGCGAGATGATTCAAGCCTCGTGCCCCCACTGCTTGAAATGGCGTGGGAAAGGTATTGAATCCTGTGGAAGCCTCGGGAGGCATAAGGGAGGGGATGGTGACTAACGCCCCATCGCGTCCCCTTCGTAAGAAAGGGGCACGGGACGCTTCGAGTTGTTGATACCTAGACGCAACAGTCGCCGTGACTTGTTGCTCTGTGTGCATATATATCCTACTTAGGTATAGCTAACCCTGAACCCGCAATTGGGGTATTTATGGGTGAAATATTTGTTGTCTGTTTGAAAGCCTTTTTGCCTTTCTTCTTTTTCGCTTGCGACTTATTCTGATCGATATCAAGCGTAGGTGCAGTATCCTCTACTGATGCAATTGCTGCCGGTTTAGCCTTTGCCGTTGGTGGTGGTGGGGGTTTTCCTCCTCCTCCGCACATATATTACTCCTCTAATTCTGAGTTTACCCGTCTAAGGTAATCTATAACTGACTGCTGCCCTACTAAGTAATTTATGTTTGAGGTTCCTTCCCTTGGTAATTTATCCGGGAATTGCTTTTCTAAATCATCTATTACATTAGAAGGAACGGCTAGTTTGTTGTTAAGTATTTGATTCATCGCGTGTCCTTTAGTCTATAGTGTCCATGTTTGACTTTCTCAGGACAATCTGTTGGGTCATAGGGGGTCATAGTTAGGGTTGTACCCGTGAAATGCCGCATTTCATACATATGACATTTGTAATTGTCAAGGCATTTAACACTACTACACTTAGTAGTTTCAGGTTCCATAATTAAGCCCATCCCCAATCCCCCTGCATACCTGATGCATTGTAATCAGTAACAGTACCCTCAAAGAAATTCTTAAAGGAATCTCCAGCTACAATCCAATCAACCCACGGTAATGGGTTTTCGGTTACCTCATAGTTTCCCTTGAGACCTAACTGGATTAATCTACGGTCAGCTAAGTACCTGATGTATTGCTTGACTTCTGCTGCACTAAGACCCTCGATGTCACCCATCTTAAAAGCTAGGTCAATCACATTATCTTCAAGGGTAACTGCTGTCCTTACCATGTGATATATAGACTGCTTGAGGTGGTCATCGACTATCTCAGGGTTCTCCTTACAGTGAGCCTTAAATAACTGAGTCATACCCTCAACGTGTTTAGTCTCATCTCTGATACTCCACTCAACTACCTCACACATACCCTTCATCTTGCCATATCTCTGGTAATTCAAGAGCATGATGAAAGCTGAGAACAATCCCATACCCTCATTGATACATGCCTGGGCTAAAGCAACAGCAATATCAGTGGCAGTATTAGGGCGTATGGTTTCCATGAAGTCTATTTTGTCCTTCATCTCCTCGTACTCTAAGAACGCTGAGTACTCTGCTTCGTCGAGTCCTAGGGTATCGTTGAGTAATGCATACGCTCGTTGGTGAGTGCCCTCACGGTTAGCAAAACTCAACAACATGTTCCTAATCTCGTTGTTCTTGAAATACGGAATGAACACATCACAATAATTATTAGCTACTGCCACATCCGACTGCGTAAACAATCGTAAGATTTGGGTGATGTGATTCTTCTCATGGGGTTCAAGGGAATTACTCTTCCACTGGTTCACATCTTCTTGGAGTTTAACTTCCCATGTACCCCAATGAATCTTCTCATGTGCTTCTGCGAACTCCATAGCCCACGGGAAATTAAATGGTTTGTATACTGTTGATGCCCAATTTAACCTTCGCATGAAAGACACTCCTCTCCATAATCTTTAAGTGCAACCCGCTCGACCTTACGGCCTACTTGTTCAGCGGTATGTCCACTGCTGGTTCTGAGGTAATACAAGCCCTTTAGTTTCTTATTGAAAGCATCCATGTGTACTGCATTAACATATGACCGTTGGGAACCTTCAGGGAAGAAGAGGTTTACACTCTGTCCTTGACATATCCAGTTCTGTCGATCAGCCGCATGTTGAACTACCCACCTTTGATCGAGTTCGAAAGCAGTCTTGAACACTGACTTATCCCACTTCGTAAGATAGTCTAGGTGTTGTACGGAACCCTCGTGGTGAATAATACTTTGCCATTGCTCCTCTACCCAAGGGGCCGCTTGACCAAACTCCTCTGCTACCTCCCATAGTTTCAGGTCGAGATGTTTATTCTTTATTAAATGGCTCCCCACTCTAGTGCGGTGTGTGAATGCGTTTGACTTCCACGGCTCAATACTCGGGGAAGTACTCACAATCATTGAGGAATTCGCGTTGGGTGCGATAGCTAGGAGATGACTATTCCTCATGCCTGTCCCTATGCCGTCATGGTATTCCCCCCGCTCGACTGCTAACAACAGGGATTCCTTTTCGGCCTTGGCTTTAATAATTCGGAAGACCCTTCTATTGATACCACTAGCTTGCGCGGATTCAAAAGGTATGTTCTTCTTCTGGAGCAACGAGTGAAACCCCATTGCCCCCAGGCCCAAGGAGCGTTCACCTATGGCACTCCTTACTGCTCTATGCATTACCTTAGGGGCACTCCCAATGAACGAGGTCAGAACGTTATCAAGCATACGAATCAAGTCACCAACCATCTCTGTATCTTTCCACTCATCCCAGTGTTCGAGGTTGACGGAACTCAAACAACAGACTGCTGTCCGGTCCTCATTTGTGGGTAAGTGAATTTCATTACACAGGTTCGAGCCGTGTATTCGTAACCCCTTGTTCTTTAAGGCTGTTGGCATACGCCGGTTAGCCTCGTCAATAAAGTTTAGGTAGGGTTCACCGGTTCTGAAGCGAACCTCTAGGACTTTTTCCCATAGCTTTCGTGCGTTCACAGTGTCTCTAATGGTCTTGTCATGTGGATCAATCAAGTCCCATGTACCTTCAGACATCACTGCGTCCATGAATTTATCAGGTATATTTACTGCGTTATTTAGGTTGAAACATTTACGGTTAGCGTCACCCCCGGTAGGGAGTCGAATATCCAGAAACTCAATGATGTCTGGATGTGAGATATCGAGATAAGCAGCATAACTTCCCTTCCGTGTCTTGCCTTGTTTGTATGCCGTCATGGAACTGTCGGCTACTTTCATGAATGGTATTGGGCTGGGGGCTTTATCAGATACCGCACGGACATCTGACCAGTGTCCCCCAACACCACCACCCTTTACACTCAACCAAGCTAGTTCCTCTTGATGTGAAATAAGTCCTTCAAGTGTATCCGGCACATAACTAAGGAAGCATGAGATGGGTAATCCTTTGTGGTTCTCATTCTTAGATGGCGCGTTACTTAGGATTGGTGAGGAGTACATGAACCAACCCTTAGAGGCGTACTCATACAACCTCTGGGCTAGTTCCTCATCTCCGTCACTGTATGCCGTAGCCGCTCGTGCAAAGGCATGTTGAATCGACTCGTTGGGTTTGGTGTAGTAATCATGCAACAAGGCTTTCGCTTGCTGGGAGAGGTTCTCGTTACGGCTTATCTCTACCTTCATCGATCATCACCGGACCCCTCGATAACTCCTCGTGCAGCACGGCTCTTCAGTTTGTTGATGTTGCTGCTGGCTATCTCCGATAAGTCGAACTCAAATGCCGTAGCGATTTGAGCAAGGAACCAAAGCACATCCCCAATTTCATGCTTGATGTCTTTACTCGGGTAAAGAGTAACGTCAGTAAACCGCCCGTAATTCCCCTTACGGAGTTGCTTGGCAATAATGGAAGTGAGTTCACCTACTTCTCCTGAGAGTCCTGCGGCGAGGTATTCAAGTGCAACCTCTTTGTTATAAATAGCAGTGGTACTTGCTATTCGCTGGTACTGATTAAGTGAATCAATATTATAATTCTTCAGTACATTCGTATTGTTTACTGCGCTCATACAATCCCCCGCTTAGTCGCGTGAGCCTTGGCGAGTTTTGCGTAATGGATAATCTTGTCAAGGTCTGAGCTACACTGCCCTTTGTCATACATTCGTGTAGCATACTTGATAATACTAAACTGAAAGATGTCCATTTCATTCTCCAAACAGAATTCAAGTGGTTGAATCTTCTTGTCCTTGTAATGACTACCACCAGCTTGTACTCCAATCGATCCAATCCAATCAGCCTCCGCACACATGCCCGGTCTGATACTTTCTCTGGCTACTTTGTCCCACTCTGCTGCTGTTGTGTCTTCCAAGTTCTTCATGTCGATAGCGGTTCCCATAGTTTCACTTTCCTTTCTTCCTGATCGTAGTCACCGGCTCTTAATATCCTTGCGAGCCTAGCCTGTGTTAGTGCTTCCTCTGCTGTATGCCCTGCTCCCTTAAAAGCATTCGATACTTGCTTCCATAACTCTTCAGTAGATATGCACCCAGCAATAATCTTCTTGGCTTTCACAGGTCCTACTCCAGGTATCCCCTTGTAGTTATCTGTGCTGTCCCCGGTGAGGGCTTGCATGAACCATGCGCGGTCTGCTTCGATGTGTGTTGTTTTTGTTGGCTCATCATCTAAGTTCCTCATGTGCCACGCATTGGGTATGGTTGCCATATCTTTATCGGCAGAGAAGATGACAGTTTCCCCACGGGTCTCCGTAGCTAGTATGCCCATGACATCGTCTGCTTCTAGTTTGTCCCATATCTCTACCGTCCAGTGTTCCCTTAGATATTCAATGCATTCTCGGATACACATGGGTTTTCGTTTACCGGCACGGTTAGCTTTATAGTCTGCATAGATAGACTTACGAAAATTATGCAGACTGCTAAAAGTAATAATACAATCTTCCACATCAAAGTATTCACCCACTCCTGTAATGATTCGTTTAATTGCTTGGTAGGACTTATTCTTTGCGTCCCACTCATCTGCATGTAGTGTCCATAAGTCATCGTCCCATTTGATGGGTCGTTCAGAAGCACTACACGCTTGATAAACTACGATGTCTCCGTCTATAACTAACGATACTTTCTTATTCATTTCTCAATGCACTCCAGACTAAGGGGAATTTAGTTCTCATACGCTTATCGATTACCTCTGCAATGTGTCTGGTTTCTTCTTGTGCATGTTCTTCCATGCGTAGATTACATACCCTAGCGAATGCTAAGACACTCCCAGTCCAATACCACTCAGTCATAGTAGCCACTGGTAACACAGAACGCGCTTGTTCTTTAGTAACTCCGGTTTCTAGTAGATTCTTGTATGCTACCTTGGTTGCTTCGATAGCCTCATCGTATCGTTGCTTGGCTACAAGCCATCTACGCCACCCTATTAAATCCTTACCTGACCCCTGCTTTATAGTTGATTGGTCTCTGCGGAAACTAGTTGGTTCCCAGAAGTCCAAGTCACTTTCGACATACCGCAAGCTGACTTCATTCCATACCAAACCAATCTGATGCTTCGCTAACTGTCGCGCCACGAAGATGGGTGCCTTGATATAAAACTGAGCGGTGATGTGTGCGAAGGGGGACCAATGCCCATGCTTCGCTAGGTACTTAATTAGTTTCTCATTCTTCTCTACGCTATATTGACTACTGTGTTTGTTGTAGCTAACCCTCGCAGAATTAACTACAGTAAGGTCCGTTCCCATTGTCTCCAGTAATTCAACTTTCATCGGTGTTGATCGTCCTTTTCATTTCTTCGCCGGTCTCCCAGTTAATAGTAATACCGCCACACTGTAGTGCTGATCGAGCGGCCATCGGTTGTATTAAATCTCGTGCTAAATTCAAATAGTATTCTTCTTTCTTCGCACCATAGAAGACTGCGGTTACTTCTTTGTCATCCGAACATGTCCATATTTCCATACGCAATATCGGTTGCTTCTTCTTGCTCCTTAGGATTTCCGTTGGCATCATTCCACTCTCGGGTAATCTTACATGGGTGTAGGTCTTGCCGCAAATAAAAAGGCTCCCGCTTTAGATACTCGACTGCTTTCATAAGCCCTTCGATATTATCTCCTAACTTACCTAGACCTGTATTACAATGGTCACACAATAACCCTCTTATGTTTCCTTCTGTATGACAATGATCGACCCCCAACGCCTGTGTCCTGCTGCCCCACCTATTTGAATACTCCGGTGACCCACATATCTGACAAGTCCTAATGTCGTTACGGTCTAGGGATTTCTCCATCTCTTTATCAAGACCAAATTTGTTCAATATCCTGCTACTTCTATACCTCTCCCTTCTCGTTGGTTCAGCCATGTAAACTTTCTTGCAAGCCTTGCACACTTGTTGTAGTCCATCAGCCAATGCTCGGTTCTTAGAAAAGTTACAGAGTGTAAGCCACTGTTTGCACCATATGCATTTCTTAGTGTGTCTCTGCCCAATTTCTCCCAATGGTATATTCTCCGGTTAGAGGTAATCTAAAATTGTAAAACTTCCCTGTCCTTTCTATAGCCTGTACACATAGTCTCCCTATTTCCTGTGCGCGACCTGGGTCACCCTTAACTACTAGCTGAACCTCATCGTGTACATAAGCTACTTGTGTAACGTCCTTGATACCTCTTTCCTTTAACATCTCATGGAATATAACTAGCCATCGCTTGCATATAATAGCCCCTGCTCCTTGAAGGAGTGAGTTCAGTGCAGCGTGGTCAGAACGAATTGGTATACGTCTACCGTCTAGTCCTTTTAGATACCCTTGTTTCTTTACTTGTTTACTTACGGCATCTCTTAGTAACTTCAGTGCAGGTACGTTGTAGAGAAACTTGTTCCTTAGTTTCGCACCTTCTTTCTTACCACCTCCAACTATAGAACCTAGTTTTTCTGAGCCAGCACCATACAAAAATGCATAAATAAAAGTTTTAGCTTGGTCTCTGGTCTCTAACCCTGCGGCCTTTTGGTTTCTCGTGTGAATATCTGATTGAAGTAATGCCTCCCCGTACTTACCGCCGTCGAAGCCTGACATATAATGCGCCAGACACCGTAACTCCAACCCAGAAATATCCACCCCACAAAGAAGACTGTCATCGGGACTATGAAATAAACTACGACACTCCCTGCCATACTTAGCACTGACGCTAGGAACCTGTGCAAGGTTTGGGTTACTGTGCGTACATCGAGATGTAACTGCGCCCATAGTATTGACCCGTCCATGTATTTTCCCATCCTTCTCAACCTTCAACCATGCCTGTTTCCCCTCCGCTAGTTGTCCTATTCGTTTCTGCAACATTAGGTATTCACTTAGTAGCTTTGCATGTGGGTAATCAAGTTCACTCAGTACTGCCTCGTCTACTTTCGGCTGTCCATTCTCGGTGAATAGTTTTGGTTTCCATCCATACAAATCAATTAGTCTCTTTGAGATATGTTCTCGGCTCGATGCGTTGAACTCAGTGAATACAATCCTTGTATACTTACCACCTTTAGTAAGGGAACCCCTCGTTTTGTCCTTAAAATTCAGGGTTCTCTTAGGTATTACCTCTCCTTTGTCAGTCCACCAAGACCCAAACTTATCCCTTAGTTGAATCTCTAGGTCAGCACGTTTCCCAATCAACTCACCGTACAGTTTACATGCCTCGTCAACATCGAATGGAAACCCATCCTTTGTTTGCTGGTTGCATATGTGGTTGATACTATGCTCTAACTCAATCGCACTCTTGCTGTACTTACTGCGACTAAGTAGTTCGAACAATACTTTCGTTACCTCCGTATCTTGCTTGCAATACTCCAACATCTCAGAAGTATATATATCCCAATCAGATGTCTCCCCGTACTCTCCCTTGTGACAGTTCAACCTGAACCCCCAAGCCTTCAAGCTATGTGAGCCGATCAAGTTTGGGTACTGTGTTACCCAAGTCACTTTCTTTTTGAACGCAATGAAATCCTTTTCCTTTACATCGGGATGCATCAACCGGGCAAGTACTAATGTGTCGAACAGTTTACCCTGGGTAAATTCGTATCCATACAATCGTTGTAGGACTTCCATGTCGAACCCTTGGATGTTGTGACCCACAAGGGTGTCACACTTATCTAATATCTCTAGTCCTTGAGTGATTGTAGTTGAGTCAAAGCACATAACATCGTTGGTATCTATATCCCTTAGTACCATGCAGTGCAGCTTTAGGTCTTCCCTGTCCAACAAACCATTTGTTTCTATATCAAGAACTACTCGCATCAGAATTCCTCTTCGATATCGTCAGCTAACCATCTCAGTTCATCGAGGATACCCCGTACTGCCCT